GGTATGGGAGTGACTGAATAAACTTGCTGGCATAAGTCTAGTTAAGGTGATGAGTTAGAGGTGGTGCTCGCTGTCAGGAATGGCAGAACTATCCTACCAGATAGAACTCAGGTCGTAGAGATTTTCTAAACTGTAGAAATGCCCTCTGCGTGTTGGAACACAGGAACCCAACCTCCCCCCTTCTTTTTAGATCACAATCCAATTAAATCCGAAGTAATATGTCATTCGCAGAATTAAAGAAAAAATCCCAATCAAATCTATCATTTTTACAAAAAGAACTAGAGAAGACAGTTAGTAACAAACAAGTTGATGAACGATTCTGGAAACCAGAAGTAGATGCATCAGGTAATGGTTACGCTGTCATTCGTTTTTTACCAGCACCAGATGGTGAGACAGTACCTTGGGCAAAGGTTTATAGTCACGCATTCCAAGGACCAGGTGGTTGGTACATTGAGAATAGTCTTACTACAATAGGAGACAAAGATCCAGTAGGTGAAGTCAATCGTAGACTCTGGAACAGTGGTGAAGATGCAGATAAAGATACTGCTCGTAAGCAAAAGAGAAAACTATCTTACTACAGCAACATCTATGTTGTAAAAGATCCTAAGCACCCTGAGAATGAGGGTAAAGTATTCTTATACAAGTATGGCAAGAAGATTCATGACAAGATTCTTGCAGCAATGCAACCTGAGTTCCAAGATGAGACACCAGTAAATGTGTTTGATCTTTGGGAAGGTGCTAACTTTAAGTTGAAGATTAAAAAGGTCGCAGGTTTCTGGAATTATGACAGCAGTGAGTTTGATTCTATTAGTGCTCTTAGTGCAGATGATACTGAACTTGAAGCGACATGGAAGTCAGAGCACTCACTAGAAGCGTTCACAGCAGCAGATCAGTTCAAATCATACGAAGACCTAGAGAAGAGGTTGAACCTTGTTCTAGGGTCTGCTCCACGTCCTACAGCACCATCTGTAGATAGTGAAGAGTATGAACCAGTTGCTGCTCCACAATCAGACTTTCGTGCTAAGATGAGTGCTCCTACTCCTGTAAAACAGGAAGCAGTTGTAGAGGATGATGATGCACTATCCTATTTCGCATCTCTAGCGTCTGATGACTAACACGGTTGACCTCTGGGTCAACTACAAAAAAGTTCTTGATGATGTTTTCCCTGAGTTTAAATTTGATTCACGGTGGTGTGAGTGGAAAGGTAAAGGTAATTTGACTTTAACAGCAGATATCTTTACTGCTCCACATTTTATAAAATCAAGACGAGTAGACATTTACAACGAGAAATCAGACATTTATAACAATGTAATCTATCCTAAAACAGGGAGTTATCTTCCCTGTTTTGGTATGGATCTTATGGGTTTCTTTGAACAGAAAGTTATTATTGTATTTGACTTCCAACATCCAGTTGAAAAGTTTTTATTTTCTTTACCCAATCTACCTAAAGCAGAAAAAGACTATCGGTTCTTTGAGATGGGCAACCATTTTTCAGAGAACATTTTTGTTAGGTACTGCACCTTTGATGAAGTAGATAACTACCTACCAGAATTCAGACAGTATCTTGAGGTCTATCGTAGTATGATTGATGAAGCACAACCCACAGGTGAAGACACATCATTCTACAAAGACTTTGATACTTACATGAAAAAATTAGATCCAATTTTAGGATACATGTCCAGTAGATTTGGTAAAGAGAAAGCAAACAGAATGATGGATGAGTTTTTCTTTTCTTACGCTGAATGAATTTATTAAAGCATCCGTTGTTTCAGATCAATATGATATTGGTTTGTTCTCTTGTGTTTATAGAGTTAATGCATGTTAATTATCACAGAACAACACCATCTTGTCCTGTACAGCAATTAGAAGATGACAGTTACTAAACTGGCACAAGGGGGTGACATTACCCCTTTTTTTATGTTATGATACGCTTATATATAATAAGACACAGTGTTTGTTGAACTATTTGAAGTAGTAGAAGCTACCATGCTAGCTGCTACCCTTACTGTTGGACTCGTTTCCACCAGTGTTTCTATTGTAAAAGGCAAAAGTCCCCCAGATTTTAGTGCGTTTGTTGCATCAGTTCAACCACCTTACGAGTCTGACGATAAAAGAATTTATCCAGAGGTTCTTGAGGAGAAGCACTTAGTTCCTCCAGATGAGAGATATTATGAGTGAAGAAGAAGCAATGTTTGGGCAAGAACCCAAACCTACCCAAACAGGTAGCGTAACAGTTACTGGTGTTAAAAATAAACCAAAAATAAATTTAACCAAGTGGTTTGCCCTAGGTGTGGGTGGACTACTTGGTCTTTCTTATATTGGTATGGTTGGCATGGTTGTCAACAAATCTAAAGATCAATTACCTGACTTAGATATACCTGTAGGTCCTTATACATCCTATGTTGTCTCAGCAGACAAGAATGGATATAAGATCAGTTATACAGCGAACGATCCTAAGACAGCATACATTACTAAAGATATCAAGACTAAGGGTGGTTTCTTAGGACTCGCAACAGAGACAACCAAAGTTGCTGAAGAATACTTTATGGATGGTCAGACCAATCAAGGTGGTGCTGTTTCCAATTCTAGATCTTGGTTAGATCAGAAACCTGGTTTGACACAAGCACAAGCAGAGGAAATAAATGCTGCACGAAAAAGTGAAGCATGCATTGAAGCAGTTGGTGCTGCAAAAGGAACAGGTAGATTAGTAGGTACTAGTGTTGGTACTGCTGCAGCTCCTGCTCTCACTGGTATTCCCTTCGTTGGTTGGGTTGCTGCTGGTTGGGTAGCAATGTTCGGTGGTGAGCAAGGTGCAAACATTGGTGGCAACATGGCAGAAGACCTAAACAAAAACTGCTAATCCGATTCCATAAATCTGGAAAAATTTTTCTGGCAAATTTTTACCCCAAAAGGTTTTCACTTTTTGGGGTATAATTTTTTGATGCGTTCTTGTCTCTCTTTCTCCTTATCTTTCTTGGGATCAAACCAATTCACTGGCCACCTATTAAGCTTTAGAGCGGCTTTAAATAGCTTTCTTTTAGGCACAAAGAATTTCATTACACTCCAGTCTTCTTAAGTTTCTTAGTTATGAAGTCAGAGGATTGTGAGTATAAACTTTTCTTTTTAAATTCCTGTATAAATTTTTGAAAATATCTTTTTTTGAGAATGTATATCTCTCTTTTCTTTTCATTCTCTGCCACCTCGTAATCAAAATTTAAAACAGGTTTAGATACAGTATTACCTGCGACAGTTACATTTTGAGTTCCATTCCAGTATGTAAATGGAGAGTCATAAAAAGTTTTATCTACTCTTAATCCACCCTCTAATGCTAGTACAGGTTTACTTCCAATTGTTTGACCAGACTTAGTTTTTATTGTTTCATAATGATGAATCCCACTGTAAGTATCATCACCATACTTATCCTCTGCAATTTTCCTAACTGTATAATCATTTAACGGCCATGAAAACTGTGGATTAATAAGGTTGTTGGTTAATATAATAACCCAATCGTATGTGGGTTTACCATAATATCTATCTGCAATAGTCTCAATTTTTACACCTTGATTTACAGCATATTTTGTATAGAAAGTTGCGTATCCAAATACATCAGAACTTATTTCGTATCTTCTAAAAAAATTCTTTACAATAATACGATCCGACTCAGAAAATGGATAAGATGTTGGTTTAGTATCGTATGATATGTTTGGTATTTGTGAAAAGTACATTAATATCCAGCCTCTACTTCGTCTGCAAATATAAGTTTTGTCTCCATAAAATTAAGTGATAATTCTACAGCAACAGGTGCTCCATCACTATATGTAGCAAAAGTTCCGTCAGATGTATAGTTTACCTCTACACGACTAATAGCACATGGTTTAAATTGTATTAGCCATGGGTGTGGTGCGTCTCCATGCATGAAAGTGAATTTACATAAATTTGGAACTCTTATCCAGTTATCTTCACCACCATAGGATATGATATCTTTTTTTGGATCTTCACCAGCACTAACACCTGGACCTGCAACCATAGGTTCACCACCAGTAGCACCCCAACTAGGCATCGCTGCTTTTCTGAATGTTTTTACTATATTTTGTATTGCTTGTGATTCGTCTGGATTTCTTGGAACTAATCTGAATATCATTCCAACTTCTCTCATTTCTGGAGAGTCATATAATAGTTCTGCATTGGGATTAATAACAATACCTCTTGTAGATCCACTAACATCATTAAATGATATATTACCACCAACACCTGGTATAGAGTTTAAGGCAAGAGATGTTAATGAGTTTTGTATTGCTTTGGCATTACCTGTTATATTTTTTACAACACTCTTAGCATAACTCAGGTTTCCACCTGCTAGTGCTGCAAGTGCTGCTCTACCTGTTGCTGTAAATTGTTTTCCTTGCCACACTTGTTGTATTTCATTAGATAGATCTTGTGGTATGGGAAGAACTATATTGTTGGCACTACGTGATACGTCAAGATTTTCATTTGAAGAATTATATAATTCATATGTGGTTGCATTATTAAATGGATTTTCTAAATTATAGTCAGTTTTATCAAGTAAACTATTATATCCTGCGTCTCTACTAAATGGAGGGAGATATTTTCCAAATTGAAAGAAAACATAGTCAGTATCTTGTTTTATGGCATCATCTGGCCATCTTAAGGTTCTACTTCCATCTTTTTCAGGTGATTCTCCACCAAGAGGTCCTACTACT